TGAGCATAGGAAGAATCTGCGTGAGATTCCCCTGAGATACGTCTGTAGCCTGTGCGGGAGCAGGCTCCCCAGGTTTCGTATCTCCGCCCTTCTGCATCAAAAAGGACAAGAGGGCCATGAGTGCTTCTGGAGGCACATTGGCAGGCTGAGGCTGCTGTTGACCCTGCTGCCCCTGCTGCTGCCCCTGCCCCTGTTGCTGACCCTTCTGTTGGCCCTGTTGAGCCCCCTGCTGTCCACCTGGCGGCATCATCCCCATAGCTATTTCCCACTTCCGAAACCCTTCATAGTCAACGGCTTCATACCGCCTGCTTTTTTCTTTGCTGCACCCTTCTTAAAGGCCTTCCCTATCCCTTTTCCTATGTTCCCGACATCCTTGCCAAGCTTTTGGAACATGCTCTTTTTCTTGGCAGGCTTGCCTCCAGGGACTATACTACCGTTTGCCATTACTGACCTCTCGTACCCTTCCACATGTCATCCATGAAGCTCGTTCTCGTGCTGTTGTTTTTCCTTGCAACAGGAGCTGGCTTACCATTGGGCTTTTTCTTGCCATTGGTCTTTTTCTTACTTGCTGGAGCAGAGCCTCCGTTCCCATTTCCATTACCTTGATAAAACTCAATCTGTCCTTGTTTGGCCTTGTAGTCTTTAGGTATTCCAGGCATTATTTAGCTCCTCCCTTAAAAGGGTTGATCTTTGCAGCGAATTGGCCGTAGTACTTGCCTTGTGCGCCATAGTGCCCTTGATACTGGTGTTTTGGCACAGTGATAGGATAGCTGGACTTGAGTTTAGCTATACTATAGGCAGACATCACATTCTTAGGATTGGGTATAATTGACTGAAACATGATCTCCTCCTACCTAGCTCAATCTTAGCACATTAGACTTGGTAATTCAGAGTCGCGTAGACCGCTCCAGTGGTTACTGTGAGAGGTACCTGAGCACGAAACGCCTTGTAGGTGCCAGGACCCAAGGTCAGTGTTCCGCCTGATACGCCTGTAATTATCCTGTCCTTACCTATCACCCCGTTCACAATGGACTGCATGGTCACCACTGGAGCAGCCAGTCCTCCTCCTCCAGAGAGTGAGTAAGTAAGGGTACCTCCCATGGGTATTGTCATCTTGAGGTTCTTAGACTTCAAGTTGTTGGCCGGTACGAGAAACGTCTGACGATTCACTATATTTGGAAAAGATAGAAGGTTAAGTGGGTTAGCCACTAAGTTAATGTTCGCCGAGTCCGTTCCTATGATAACAGGTGGACTGTTAGAGGGGTTAGGACTGTTAGATTTGGCGACGTTTGTAAGCCCTTTTGTGAGAAGATAACCCTCTCCAGATGAGAAGGTTCCTACACTTCTCGTAGCGCCTATTGTATTAGTAGGAGGCTGTGGCATAGATCACCTCAGGCTGTTGGGATGTCTTGGATAAGCTTACGATCAACGTATGCATATATCGTACAGGACTCAATTTGTATCTGTACAGAAGAGAACGTACGGAGCTGAAGCTGCACCTCAGAACCACGCATGGCTTGGGGCCAGCTCTCCTGGTGCCGTAACTCGTCTGCCAGGTTGAAGCCAATTTGGTTAAAGATCTCAAAAGTGCCGGGGTTGGCGATGCATGTTAAAAAGACCATGCCAGGCTGCGGAGGCGCGATAACTTCTCCAAACCGTATGATTTTTTCCGTTGCGGAGTCCCCACCATCTGTAACTCGCGACGTTAGATAGGCCATAATTGGTAGGCCTAGATCAGTACCGCCTGTGAACCACTGGTCGAACTCTCCGATGGTCTGGAGGTTCACTCCTAACACCTGGAGAGCCACTCCGTTAGATGGTAGCTCATTAGCCTCTACGTCAACATAAACGTGATCCGTAGCCCATCCGAGTCTCCACCATCCTTGTCCACGCAGATCAAAGAAGTAAGTGACATTCAAAGTGGGGAAACTAATGTGGTACATGCGATCATACCACCATCCTACAGCCTGATCTAGATCGGCATCGGTTAGGGATAAAATGAAAGATTTGATGTTAGAAACCTGATAAGCTCCGTCACTCATATTTTGGGGTGTCGTACCGCTACAGAACCAAATACCCCGTCTGTTGATCCATGCAGTGACACCGTCAAGAGTGGCTACGGATAGACCACTCCGACAGCCGGTATCTGCGAGTTTGATAGCTTGAAAATCGGCGTTTGATGACCCATAAACAGCATAGACTGTTCTATCCTTGTTCAGGATAAGAACCGACCCTTCACTGCTCATCCCATTTGCACCATCATTAAATGAGTTCTCACCAACAACAATGTAACCAGCGACATACAGATCAAACCCCGTAGGTTCATCTAAATTAGAGTAGTACACGATAGACGGGTCCGTAGCAGAGCCCCATCCCCATATACGCTCCTGATGTGTACACATCCACAGGAAGGGTAGAGGAGGGTCCCTCTGGGGCGTTAGAAGCTGTCCTGTGCCGGGAGTGATACCTATCAGGTTATCTGCTAGGGTATCAGTGTAAGTTGTTGTTACGTTGTCTGGAATAGTTCCTACTAAAAAGAACTGTCCTTGGGATCCGCCGATGCGGTAGATGTTTCTCTCGGTCACTTGCGGGTCAGGACTGACAGGTATACCCGTTAACGTAACACCAGTGCCTGTGACAGTGATCGGTAGGGAGTCAGGGCCTTCAGATGACTCAATAGAGTAGAGAGGGGTAACAGATCCAAAAGTTATGATGTAGTAGTATGTTCCGTTCATATCAGCAGCACCGTCTGCGGTTAGAATAGGTGCAGCGTCAGGAGGTACAATACCCCAGTATGTGACATTTAAGTCAAGGTCGATCTTTAGGGGTATATCGACAGAATTGTTAAAGAAACACCACTGATAGGAGAAGACAAACTGCGAGTTTTGGCCAGGTGTAAGGGGTACCGGGGTCACAAGTTCGACATATGGCCCATTAATCGGTCCTTGCCACAGTGTTCCGATACCTCCGAAGTCTACGGCAAAGATGTAGGTGTCAGGCACCCCAGGCCGGATGAACTTAGTGAAGCCATTTATAGGCCCTGGGAGCACGCCCATTGAGGTACGGCCAAGGGCTGTTTCATAAGACCCATAGGTAGCGTTAGGGGTAAGGTTCTGACAGTCTATTACATTCGTAGGTGCTACACGAAAGGGTGCCGTTGTCATGTCTAGGCCCATCACTGGACCGACAACGAGCATAGGTGCGACTTGATCTCCTGCCTCTTCTGTTTGAACAGACATACTAAACCGGATACGCTATTATTTGGAATATAATATCACTCGTATTAGTTCCATTTGCATTATTGGCAGTCCAAACAACAGATGGAGTTTCGCCTCCTGTAGCAGTTCCTCCCAAATCAATAATATCAACACCGCTAGGATTATTAAATGATGTAGGGGTTTCCCACGTTCCGCCTGACCCTGTCATAGTCATAATACCGCCTGCAGCTAGAGGCCAGCCAGCGGAGGCATAAAGTTGATAATGTTGTGTAACTGGCCCTAATAAAGTGGACATTGTTAACGTCTGACTAAAAGGTGTAGCTGTTCCTACAGGTACTCGTATAAATACTCTTTGGACAGGGTAAACTGCTGCAGCTACAACAGTTTCAATATTATACTCAGTTGTACTAACTTGAGTAATGGCGATACTACTATTGAGAGATTCTAGTGTTACTACCGGAGTAGTACCTCCAATAGTTATAGTATGTCCCGGATCAATACTTACATCGCCATGAAATGTGGTAGTACCTGTGACACCAAGAGTATCAGTTGTTAGGCCACCAGTTACAGCTTCTCCCCCCGTTACAGTTGTGCCGCCTGCGAGAGTAGAGCCTGCTGTTGAATCTAGTGTACCTTCAAGTGTCGTAGCTCCTGCCGTAACAGTGAGGCCATCGTTCATTACGACAGGACCGTTAAAATCGGCAGGACCGTCTACAGTAGTTGTACCTGTTAGAGTGACATCATTAAACCCAGGGAAGGGGGTAAGACCTGTTATACGAGCAACAGGTATGTCACCGGCTACTAGGACACCTTCCTTATTAACAGCCCATACTTGGACACTATTCACTACGAGATTATCAAGTAGCGAGTTAGGCGAAGAGTCTATGTCAGTGATATCTACTTCACGTGCAACAGGAGCTATGGCAGGACCGGGGTCCCAGGTTACCTGTAACTGATTCATCGGATCAGACGCCCCTGTAATCTCAAGGGGCGTGCTATCCATCAGACCCGTCGCAGTGACTGTCCAAAGAGGAGTCCAAGTGATAGGCGTATCTGGTATAAGAGTCGCTGGTGAGTAGTACCGAGTCATTGCCCCGTCGCACAGCTCAAGAGCGTACGCGGGTAACGTCGTGTTTTGGTTAACCTCTTGATCCCACTGTAGAAGATTTTCGTTATATTGAGCGTTTGTAACTAGCCACAAACAGCCATTTACTTCGCGAATCTCTTGATAAAGAGCGTTAGGTTCTGTACCTTCAAATACAACCCCAGGGAAGGCTGTGTGGATAACAACATCGTATGGAAAAAGCTGCGGCGGTGTGCCAGCACTCGATGGGAGAAAGGGAAATATTGAGTCAAAGGCCATGATCTACCACTCTCCACCCCATCCGCCTCTACCACGACCGTATCGGCCTCCACTTTGGTTACGGCGAACCCAGGGGATGAAAGTCATAGGCTTAGCGATTTGAAACTTGTCCCACCACTCCTTTTGCTGCTTCATCTTAGCCATGTACTTCTGATTATTCCTATCACCATCAGAAGATCCATCTGCTTGACGCGAATATTCAGACATCTTGAAGACAAGAATGTCTCTGTATACCTCACCAAATTCTAAGAGATCAGATGTCGTAACTACTGTAGGGGGTACCGGAATATGATCCACATTAACAGTATAAACGGCGCTAGGAGGAGGAACAAAACCAATATTTCCATAACGCATGTACCACCTTGGTTTATCACCATATCTCCATATATGAGAGGATTTTCCATACCCATGTTGGTTATGGCCATGCTGAAAATCTGGATAAGGTTTAGGTCTCTCTGCTATCCATTGAGGAGTAAGGGGAGGATTACCTTGGTGAAAGCCTGAAGAGGCATCAAAGTAGTTTTGATTATCACCCTCCATAGAGGGGATATCTGAAGGCTCAAGAAGTTGCTTGGCCTGCAGACCTGTTAAAGGATCTGGGGTACCTAGAATATACACACGTAGGATACGCACAGTCTCCAACATAGCATATTCTTTTTGATTTATGATAGTTGGGAAAGACCATGTGCCTTCAGTATATGGAAGATCTATGGCGACTTGAACGCAGGCCTTGTTGAGAAAATCAATAGAATCCGCAACGGTGAACCGATTTGTGTTCGGTTCATTTACGTTACGTCTCCAGTCATTGATTACTTCTCCTGCGTTCACACATCACCCATTCACACTTTTGCGCTTAGAGACAGGGTTACGAGTTGACTTCTGCCGACCTTCTGCTCTCTTTGTACCGTTTCGGTTGAACGTCTTTGGAGCCTTAGGCACCTTTTTAGCACTTTGTCCGGCCAGTTCCTTCTCGTACTGCCACTGTCCAGAAGTACCGAGAGCTTTTGGAGCTTTACCGCTCATAGCCTTCGGAGCTTTACCGCTTACAGCCTTCGCACTGGCCTTCTCAGTAGGTGACATAGACCTACTCTGACTCTTAGCACTACCGAGAGCAGGTTTACGGCTTCCAAGAGCTTTCTGAACAGGGGTAGGTTTACGGAGATGCTGGACTTCGCTTTCTATGGCACTCCCTGCCCTCTTAGCGAGTCCTCTTGCTCCAGATCCTATAGCCTTGGCAGCTCCGCCTACGGCACCCTCAACAGCTTCTGCAGCCTTACCACCGGGGATAGACCAGGGTCCCGAAGCCATGACCTTCTGGTATTGATCCTTAGCAAACCCACGAGCTTCATCTCCAAAATTGAGTTTACCTTCAATCTTACCTTTTTCAGCACTACCCATCTTGGCATTCTGACGTTGACGTGTGTAATAGGCCTCTTTACGGGCCTTTTTATCACTTATCCCTTGAACTGCTTCTTCATCTGCTGAACGTGCCATGATCTACATGCCCCTATTTTTATAGTTTGGACCGGCAGCCCCATGAGCTTTCTTAGAAGGGTTCTTACTCAAGGATTTGTATGCTGAATGAGTGCCGATACTCTTCGTAGGGTTCTGAGAATGCGTACCCTTGCTCCGAGGACCTGTAGCTGCCCCAGGGTGTGCGTTGTCCGTGTAGTACCCATTCTTACTAGCTGAGTTACCACTCGGTTTCGCCGGAGCCTTAGCTCTAGGCGTGTAAGGCCCATTGCCAGAGACTCGTGCTTGAGCACTCTTAACGACGTTTTTAACTCCCTGTTTGGTATGTGCTGATCTCTTTGCCATGATATACCCCTAACCCGGTTGAGCAAAAACGAGAAGTTCAACGGTACCTGTCACTGTGCCTGCGCTCACTGCACGCACTGCCACTATGGGAGCGTTCACGTACAGAGCACTCGTTCCAACACCTAAAGTCAAAGGGTTCGTCCAAACGAACGCATCTCCTACACCAGACTCGGTAGAAGGGGCAGGGAGTTCAAACCAGTACCCGCCATTACCAGGCTCATTATACGCCGTAGCAGGATCAAGAGTACCATATATTGTGACCGCGTAGCCTGTGCCGGTGCCGATAAGTTGGAACATCCACTTTGTCCAACGCGCACATTCTCGCAACCCTGCCAGTAGAATACCACCGTTAGCTACAGGGGCCATGAGAGAGCCAGTATCCACCCCCGCCGCGGCAAAGGTGAATACCGACTTGCCTGCCCGGTTGCCTACTGAGACAATGTTGCTACCCATTAGAGTATCTCGGAGTCGATTTGAAACCCTCTCGGAAGAGTAGCCGGGAGGAAACGGTGATTATCAACAGGCACACCGTACAAGTTCAATCCGAGGAAAGCTGCTGCCGTTACAATAGCGGAACTTGCTGTAAAAGAGAGGATAGAGTTAATCGGCCAAATTGCATCAAAGTTTGCGTTAGCAAAAATTGATCCGGTTATACCGCCATTTAGAGCAGAGAAAGTTGGTAGAATAATATCAACAGGAAAGAGAGCGTCTCCAACAATGGCTGTAGCAGAAGGTTCGATACCCTGACTCGTCTGATCACTAATCGGTTGAGGAGGTAAAGCACCACCACCAACTCCAGGCACAAAGGCTGCCCCTCCTGCTGTAATCGTTCCTGCTCCTACTGCACTCGTTGTAGAGACAGTGTAGGTAGGCACGACAGGGAGATAGGTAAGAGGCTGCATAACAACTTCTGCACCAAGAGAGTTTGCAATGTAGGACACATTGAACCGAGGATCTTGGTTCAATTCATTCGTGATGAACGCTGCTAGTTGTGCAAGAGTGGGGTATCGCGAGGTAACGGTATAGGTATAGGTGTAGATGATAGAGGAAACCCAGTCCTCTAGCATAATAGTGATTTTGTCTCCACCAAAGCCGTTTGCTCCGGCTTCGACAAATACGCCTGCCAAGTCAAAGTAACCATAGGATGTATAGTTAGCAGGTTCAACTGCTACATATCCACTATAGATATTCACTGAGAAGGCTAGGCCAGGCGCTAGGGGCGGAGTTATGGCATAAGAAAGGTGAGTAAACTTGTAGTTCAACCCTAAGATCTGATTTGTGAGGATAGTGAGGGGAGCCCAGGCACTATACAATAGAGCCTGAAAGTTACCCTCTTTAGCCTTTATTTGCTTTGGCATTTCTAGGCACCGCCACTTCCCACAATACCGCGCCAATCGACGGCACCCATAGACACCCGGATCTTGGCTTCGTGAACGAGATTCTGGTTCGTCGGGTCGATGTACGAACGCTGTTTGTTGTACTTGAGTGCAGCGAACATGCTGTGAGCGTCCCGGCCAAGTTTACCCTTGCCAGCAGTGACCCACCACGGGAAGGGGCCAGGCCCTTGAGCAGGGGTGAGGTACTGAACAGCGATAGGCGTAACGGCGTTATATACGACGTTAGGCCGGTTCTGATCTGTGGACGGATAGAAGTACGCTTGGAGTACCTCAACTACCGTTTGGTGAAGTCCTGGCGGGTAGATGATGTCCTTCGGGATGTACCGGATGAGTTTACCACGGTCGTCTTTGATCAGGTTGAACTGGATGATCACTGCTTGGAGGCTTTCCACAGTAAGCGCAACGTCCCCCAAGAAGTTGGAGACAGTAACGCCAGGGAGCCCGGTGAGAGGATGCACAGCAGATATTAAAGGCTGCCCATCGGCTAAGTTGTAACCACCCTCTGCCCAGCTCAAGAAGGAGAGATTTAAGATGTTCCAAAACAAATACTCCTGCGTTTGATCGACAGAGTAGCGAAGCATCTTCGGGAACTCTTTGAAGATACTTTGAGGATCTTCGAGTTGAGCATCATCCGAGATGATGTACCGGAGGCCGAAGTTCTGCCAAAAGAAGGTCGAGGTGAGGCCAGGGCCTGCGGAGTCGAGAGGAGCTTGAGTAGCTTCGCCCATCTGAGAGAGCAAACCAAATGGGACGATAGAATGCTGAGAGAAGAATCTCCGACGCATATCGTAGTCAGGCGTGTTGAAAACTTCAGGCCATCTGAGGGGGATCTCAAGACCGGA